ATGAGCGCCGCTGAATGGCTCGATGATGTTCGAGCGCAGGCCGTGGCGCTGATCTCAGGGGTGGTCGAGGCTGGCGACAGGCAGGCGTCCACCGATGCTCTCGCGGCGATCCTCGGGTCGGAAGACTCGTTGGAGACATTGCGCGTGCTCGCTGCCGAGGATGCAGGGGCGTGGGCTGCGTGCATGGCCAGGCTCGGCGGAGTGAAGGGGCTGCATGCCAGCGCCCGTCGCCTGGACAAGCTGGTGGCCAAGCGTCCGAAGCTGCGCGTGGCTGGCGAGCGGGAAGAGCTCGAGCTGCCGCGCTGCGTCCCGGACGGGTGGAAGATCCCGCACGGGTGGCACGTCGATCACCGTGGCATCTGGCAGGTCAAGATCGATGGAGAAGGCGAGCGCCTCGAGAGGGTGGCTACGGCCTCGATCTGGGTGACAGGCAGGCTGGTGGACGCCGACACTGGCGCACACGCCTACGAGCTTGCATGGCCCAGTTGGGATGGGCGCTACACCACCCACGTCGTCCAGGCCACCGACGCTATGGACGCCAGGAAGTTGGTGGGGCTCGCTCACGACGGGGCGCCGGTGACCAGCGTCAACGCCTCGGCCCTGGTCCACTACCTGGACGACAGCCAGGCCGCGAACTCGGGGATCATCCCGGCCGGGCTGACGGCCTCGCGTATGGGCTGGTTCCGGGGTGGATTCCTGCTCGGGGATCGGTGGTACGGGTCGCAGGAAAACCCGGTGCAGTGGCGCGGGGACGAGGACACGTCGAGGATCGTGGTCGAGTACGGGTGTCGCGGGACGTGGGAGGGTTGGCTCTGGGTGGTGGAGCACCTCGGGACGTGCGACTCCGCGTGGCTCGCGGTCTACGCCCCTGTCGCGTCCATCCTGCTCGAGTACCTGAACATCAGCGACGGCTCGACGGTGGACTGGTCGAGCGAGACGACCGGCGGCAAGACGACGATCCTACGGCTGGCCGCGTCGGTGGTCGGCAACCCGGGCCGCATCATCCAGAAGTGGAACACCTCGGCGGCCGGGATCGAGGGGTACTGCTCGCTGCTGCGGAACCTGCCGCCGCTGCTGGACGACACGAAGAACGCGCCCAAGAAGGAGAACGTGGCGAACATCCTGTACATGCAGAGCGGAGGGACCGGGAAACTGCGCGGGAAGCCTGGCACGAGGGGTCAGGGCGTAGGGCTCCGGAGCACGGAGACGTGGCGGTCGGTCGCGCTGTCTACCGGAGAAGAGCGGGCTACCAGCTTCACGGCTGACGCTGGGGCCAGGGCGCGGACGCTGTGCCTGGTGGGAGACCCGCTCGACTCGCGGGAGCAGGCTGATGCCATCGCCGCGGTCACGTCGGAGCACTACGGGCACCTGCTGCCGCGCGTGCTCGAGCGCCTGGTGGGGAACGCGGGCGAGCGCAAGCGGCTGATCGAGAGCTACAAGCAGGCCAGGAAGTCGCACGGGGACAGGCTGGTCAGGCACTCCCCTGTTGCTGGCAGGCTCGGGGATATCGTTGCGCTGCTCGAGGTGGCGCGCGATGTCGTCCACGCTTGCGGTGTCCCGCATCCACCAGCGGGCGCGGACCCGATCCGATACGCGCACGCCAACGCCGTCAAGGGCGGCCAGGATGCAGACAGGCCCAGGGATGCGCTGGAGGCCGTGTGGGCGTGGGCGGCTACCCACCAGTCTTGGTTCTGGGGGCGGCACGACGAGGACAAGGAGCGGCCTCCTGGGCTTGGATGGGTCGGCTCGTGGAGCGACAACGAACTGTGGGATGCAATCCTGCTCAAGCCCGAGGCGCTGAACGTGGCGATGTCCTCGGGAGGGGTCCGCGAGGATCAGGTCAGCGGGATCGTCGAGCGGTGGATGGAGCGCGGGTGGATGATGACGACCAAGGGGCGAAACAAGATCACGCGCCGAGTCGATGGGCTGCCCGTCAGGATGTACGCGATCCGTCGAGATGCCCTGGTCGAGGCCGGGATCGTCGAGGACTGGTCCTGATGCGGGCGCGTTTTGCTGAAACCGCTGATCCCAGGGTGAAACCAAGGTTTGGTTTCAGGAACGGCCAGGTTGAACCTCGCGTATCGCTGCCTGTTACCACTGTAGCCACCAAAACGCATAGCCATGTATATGAGAGGGGCTGTAGCAGAGTCGCGCTCCGTTCGCGCTACTGCCGATCTCCTCTAGGGTCTAGTTCAACTAGTGGGATCAGTGGTAACAGGTGTCGAAAAGGTAGGTTGAAGCAAGGCGGAACTGAAACCGGGCAGTGGGATCAGTGCGGGATCAGCGGTTTCGGGAAAAGTGACGTTGGAGCGTGGGGTGAGGTTCCGCGCCCGTCTGGACCCATGGGGATAGGTCGAGGGCTGGCGTGGGGCGCGGTGCAGGGGTGTGGAGTGGAGACAGCGCCCGTGCTGGCAATGGGTGGCGAGCGCGGGCAGGGGCGTGGTAGGGTGGGTGAAGGAAGTTCTTCATACTGAGGTGTGTGATATGGCACAGGTCGAGTTCAAGAGTGTGCGAATCGACACGCTCCACGAGGACCCCGCGAACGCCCGCAAGCACCCGGAGCGCAACCGGGCCGCGGTCCGGTCCAGCCTCAAGGAGTTCGGGCAGGTCGAGGCGCTGGTGGTCCAGAAGGGCACCGGGCGCGTGATCGGTGGCAACTGCCGACTGGCCGAGCTGCGGGCGATGGGAGTCGAGGAGGCCATGGTGGCCGAGGTGGACCTGGGCGGCGTGGACGCCACCCGCCTGGGGCTGATCCTCAACCGTAGCGCCGAGACCGCGGAGTGGGACACCGACACCCTGACGGATCTGCTCAAGTCGCTGGACGACGAGGACGCGCTCGAGGGACTGGGCTGGGATGATGAGGAGTTGGAGGCCCTGCTCGCGGAAGTGGAGCCCTCCATCGAGCCGTCTGAGGGTGACGATGATGCACCCGAGCCGGACGCAGGCCCGCCCGACTCGCAGCCTGGCGAGGTCTACGAGCTTGGGCCGCATCGGCTGGTGTGCGGGGACTGCGAAGACTCGACCGTCGTCGAGGCGGCCTTGCATGAGACCAGCCCGGACGTAGTGATCACCGACCCTCCATACGGCATCGATGCGCAGAAGTTCGGAATGGGGGCAAACGACCGTAAGCGTAAGGGGTCGCGCGCCAAGGTTGATGGTCAGCGCGGATCGACCGAGTGGGACAGAGAGGCGCCAAGAGTGGCGTGGCTGCTCGCCGAGGCGCCGATGGTGTGCGTTTGGGGCGGGAACTACTTCAACGATCTACCGACATCCAATGACTGGCTCGTATGGGACAAGAAGCTACCCGGTCTCTCCTTTGCCGAGGCTGAACTGGCATGGACGAACTTCGGTCGACGAGTCCGCGTCCTGCGCCACCACTGGAGCCACGAGAAGAAGGAGCACATCACCCAGAAGCCGCTGCCTGTCATCCTATGGTGCTTGGAGTTCGCGCCTGCCGCCAAGGTGGTCTTCGACCCCTTCGCTGGCTCCGGCACCACCCTCATCGCCTGCGCGCTCACGGGTCGGGTCGCCCGCTGCATCGAACTCGACCCCCGCTACTGCGACGTCATCCGGCGCCGCTGGACCCGCTGGGCGAAGGAGCACGGCAAGGACCCAGGCCCCGGCGCCCTGGAGTAGCCCATGCCCAAGCTGACCAGGGAACAGCGCTCCGTGGGCCTGGACGAGGTCGAGGCCGTGCTGATGGCTGGCAAGTGGTCGAGGCAGGCCCAGCGCCAGCTTGCGAAGCGGCACGGGGTCACGCGCCGCACCATCCAGGCATGGCGGGCGCGAGTGGAGGCGCAGTGGCGCGACGCGATCAAGACCGCCGCCATCGAGGACGAGCGCGCCGGGTGGCTGGCCAGGGTCAGGTTGGGACAGAACATCGCGCTCCAGCGGGGGGAGTTGCGGACCTACACCAACCTGCTCTCCATCGAGTCCCGCGTCCTCGGCATCGAGTCCCCGCACCGGCTCCACCTCTCCGGCGGCATCGACGTGACAGCCCGCCCCGAGCGCCATTTGTCCGACGAAGAGCTCGACGCCGAGATCGCCCGGATGGAGAGGGAGCGCGCGGGCAAGGTGATCGAACTGCGCGAGGTCAGCGGCGGGCGTCACGAGCCGGTCGAGTAGCCCATGCGCCAAGCCCTCACCAGCGACGATCCCCTGCTCCGGTACAGGCGCGAGCGTGAGGCGCGGGAGGAGGAGCGGTGGCGTCGTCACCTCCTGACCGTGGCCGAGCGCACCGACCACCCCGACAGCCTGCTCCGGTTCGTGCAGTACACCAGTCCGCCCAACTACCAAGCCGGATGGGTTCACCGCGACCTGTGCCGCCGCCTGTCCCGCTTCTCACGCCAGGTCGAGGCCGGTGAGTCCCCACGGCTCGTGATCGCCATGCCGCCCCGGCACGGCAAGACCCACATCGTCAGCCGGCGCTACCCGGACTGGCACCTGGCCCTCTACCCTGACCACGAGTTCGTCTGCGCGTCCTACGGCCAAGAACTCGCCGACGACAACAGCCGCGACGCCCGCGAAGTGGCCCGAGGCGACGCCTTGGACGTGTTTCCGCACCTGCGCCCCAAGAAGCCCGAGAAGACCTATTACGCCGACTACAAGCGGACGGACGTGGACAGGGTCAACAACTGGAAGGTGCCCGGGGGCGGCGGGTACAAGGCCGTCGGTGTCGGCGGGCCTCTCACCGGGCGCGGAGCTCACGTCCTGTGCATCGATGACCCAATCAAGGATATGGCCGCGGCCGAGTCGCCAACCGAGCGCCGCCGCCTGTGGTCCTGGTATCAGTCCGTCGCCTACACCCGCCTGGCCCCCGGCGGCGGAATCATCATCATGGCGACCAGGTGGCACCACGAGGACCTGACCGGGCTCGTGCTCCGGCAGCCCGACGAGGGCTGGGAGGTCGTCAGCTACCCCGCCATCGCTGAGAAGGACGAGGAGTTCCGCCGCGAGGGCGAGGCCTTGCACCCGGAGCGCTACCCCCTCGAGCACCTCGAGCGCATCAAGGCAGGCGTCGGCGAGCGGGTCTGGGCCAGCCTCTACCAGCAGCGCCCAACCCCCCTCGAGGGCGGCATGATCAAGCGCGAGTGGTTCCGAGAGCGCTACCACTGCCAACCCGAGGACATCGCCGCCACCGCGGACGAGGTCTGGATCTCTGCCGACGCTGCGAAGAAGGGCACTGCGCTTGCTGACTTCAACGCCATCCAGTGCTGGGCCAAGAAGGACGGCAAGCGCTACCCGCTCGACCGGGTCTACGCCCGTATGGGGTCCATCGAGTACTTCCAGGCCATGGACGCCATGATCGCGAAGTGGTGCCGGTTCATCGTCCGCACCCAGGGCGGGTGCTTGGTCGAGGACACGGCGAACGGCACGAACTACCTGGACGCCAGGGAACCCGCCTACATGGGCGTCGCGCTCGTGCGCTTCCACCCGTCCAAGGACACCCCCGGCGACGACAAGAGCAAGGGAGCCCGCGCCCGCTTCGTGGAGCGCGCCGGTGAGTCCGGGGCCATCATCCCGCCCGATCCGTCCGTCGCCCCCTGGGTCGGCGACTGGCTCGAGAACATCGTCGCGTTCCCCTTGGGCGCCAACGATGACGACATGGACGCCACCAGCCAGATCAACATGCGCTGGACCCTCGAGGAACAGGGTCAGGCGTCTCACCGATCCTGGTTCGACATGCTGGGTTAGGTGCTACCATACGACGAGCAGGCCAGGAGGCCCCATGTCCCTACGCGACCGAATCCGTACCGCCATCGCAGGCGCCCCGCCTTCCCCCGTCGATCTCCGAACCGACTCGTCATCGACCGACGGCTACAGCAACCAGTCCAACTACAGCGGGTCGGCGATGAGCAACCCGCTGTCCGGGCTCGGGGGCTACCGCGACTCCGGGGCGCAGGCGAGGCCGAACACCGAGCGCGAGTACCTGACCACCGACGAGCTCGTGGCCCTGCTCCGTGGTGGGCTCTACCGCCGGATCTGCCAGCTCCATCCCAGCTGGGCGACCACGAAGCCCTGGATCATCACCGACGACACCAAGAGCGAGCATCCACTGCACGCCGAGATGAAGACCCTGAACGTGCGCGCGACCTTCCGCCGCGCCGACACCTGGGGCCGAGGCCTGGGCGAGTGCATGGTCCTGATGGTCACCGACGACCCCGCGCCCCTGTCCGAGCCCCTGGACCCGACCAAGGTCAAGCGCCTGCACCGCCTCGAGATCTTCGACCGCCGCGAGTTCTGGCCCCTGCGCTACAACGCCGACCTGTCCACAGGCACCCTCGGCGCTCCGACGCACTACAGCATCCAGCCCCGTCGCGCCATGGCGACCGTCAACGGCAAGAAGTGGCAGCTCGACAACGTCCACGCCTCGCGCCTGCTCCGGTTCTACGGCGACGACCTGCCGCCGTCCGAACTGCCCTTCGCGGGCTCCGACTACTCCGCAGCGTGGGGCGCGGACGCGGTGGGACAGACCATCTGGGACGCCTGCCGCAACCTGTCGCAGACCGGGAGCGCGGGCGCCCGGGTGGCCCAAGAGCTCTCCATCGCCGTGTTCAAGGTCGCACCCCCTCGCGCATCCGGTGACGAGTCGGCATCGTGGATCAGCCGCATCCGCACCCTCAACATGATGAAGTCGGTAGCCAACGCCGTCCTGCTCTCCCCAGGCGAGGAGTTCCAGCGCATCGCCGCGAACCCGAGCGGCTACCGGGACATCAGCGACCACGCGAAGATGGAGCTGGCCCTCGTCCTCGGCGCCCCTATGACCTTGCTCTTCGGCGAGGCCCCCGGCGGGCTCAACACCGACGGGTCCAGCTGGCAGGCGCTGTGGTATCAGTCGGTCGGGGACTGGTGGGAGGACCGCTACCGCCCCCAGCTCGAGCGGCTGCTCCCGGTCCTGTACCACTCCACCATCGGCACGATCCCCGACGAGTGGGGTGTGTCGTTCCCGCCGCTGGGCGACCTGTCCGAACGCGAGCGCGCCGACATCCGCCTGGTCCACACCCAGGCCGACGCCGCCGCGATCCTGGACGGGGTGCTGACCCCCGACGAGATCCGCCGGATGCGCTACGGCCAGCAGGGCGGCTACCAGATCGACCTGCAGCCGGTCGAGGACATCCCCGAGCGACCCGCGCCCCAAGGCGACCCCGAGGCCGAGGCTGCCGCTCAACGCATGGTCGAGGAGGCGTTGGCGGGCCGCTCCGACGCCTACCCCGACGACTTCCGCGCGAAGGAGTACAAGGTCCCCGCCGGAGCCAAGGGCAACGCCGAGAAGGTGCTGGCCTGGCGAGACAAGCACGGAAGCGCCGTCGAAGGCATGACCGCGACCGGATGGCGTCGGGCTCGCCAACTGGCAGGGGGCACGGTCAAGGGCCAGGACGTGATCGAGATGGCCGCCTGGTTCGCGCGCCACGAGGGCAACGAGACCGTCGCTCCCGAGCACGAAGACGAGCCGTGGAAAGACGCGGGCCTGGTCGCCTGGCTGGGCTGGGGCGGAGACACCGCGAAGACGTGGGCCGAGGGTATCGTGGGGGCGAATCGTGAGTGACCGCAAGCCCGCCGCCCTCGTCCTGGACCTGACCCCCGTCCGCGAGTTCCTCGAGGCCGTGGACGCGCTCGGGGTCCAGTGGGCCGACCTGCCCCGCGAGTCGAGAGAGCCCCTGGCCCGGCTGATCTGGCTACACCCGTCGGGGGATATGGTGGTGTACCGGCCGCCGGGTGAGGACCAATGCCTCTCTACCAAGTAGACACCGGCTGGGTCTCGGGCCGCTCCCGCATCGTCCACGCGACGCCGCAGGAGGCCGCCAAGTTCGCCCGCCGCCGGTCTGCGCGCAGGCTCGCCCGCGACAACTCGCTCTGGCCCGCAGCCCGCATGGACGCCAAGAGGGCAGGGGGGCCGTTCTCCGGGCGCGTGCCGAGGTACAGCGACCGCCTCGAGCAGCTGCACGCCGACCTGCTCCAGAGCCGGTGGAAGCTCGTCTACGACCTGGTCATGCGCTACGCCGGTCCGTCCATCCGCGCCGAGGCAAAGGAGGTCGAGAGGTTTCGCGAGATCCGGGGCACCCTCAACAGAGAAGGCGTGCGCATCGACTCCAAGGCCGCGAAGGTCCTGGCAGGGCGCATGCACTCGAACGTCCGCCTCGACTCCCCATCGGCTGCCGAGGTCATCCAGGTAGTCCGCTCCATCCTCGACGACCTGATCGCGGGCGATGAGGAAGCCCTGGGCATGATCGGGCGCGAGATCGACGAGGACACGACCGACGCCACCGACCGCGAGTTGTCCAAGCTCTACAACGTGCCCCTCGCTACCGACCTGCCCGCGCGAGACATCCGGGAGTGGATCGCGGCGAACAAGGAGATCGAATCCATCCTGCTGCACCAGGGCCTCGACGACCTGGAGAGGACGGTGGACGACGTCGTGATGGCGGTAGCGCGCGGCGTACCCACCCTGGACCTGGCCCGCGAGTACCAGAAGCGCTTCGACCTGACGTGGTCCAAGGCCTCGTTCATCGCCAGGGACCAGACCGCGAACCTGTCCAGCCGCATCGCCCAGCAGCGCATGGAAGACCTGGGCGTGGATGAGTACCAGTGGAGCACGTCGGGTGACAGCCGGGTCAGGCAGGCGCACGCGAACCTGGACGGCAAAATCTTCAAGTGGAGCGAGCCGCCCATCGCTGACAACAGGGGGCGCAGGGGGCATCCGGGGGAGGTTTGGCAGTGCCTACCAGGTGATACCGACGTGTCGCTCTGTCATCTCGCACGAGTAGGATACCGGCGCTGGTTCGGCGGTGAACTGACCGAGATCGTCACGGCCACGGGTGAAACGCTTCGTTCGACACCGAACCATCCGATACTCACGCGGCGCGGATGGGTCCCCGCGCATCTCGTTGAGGTGGGTGAGGATGTGTTCCGCGCCACAGGAAACGGGAAGGTCAAGATCGCCGATGTGTTCGCCGAGTTCTGGGCTGACGGCGACGCCATGACCGCCACGTGCGCGCCAGGGGCGTTCCACGGCGACAGCTCGCCGAGCGTGGTCGAGATCGCCAAGGTGGACCCAGGGCCGCCGCGCCCGGTGAGCGACGACGACGGGGCGCTACTGAACGCTGTAGCGCTGAACCGTGAGCCTGGCGCTCTACGCCCAGCCATGGTGTCCGCTGTCCGCAAAGTCCCGTTCTCCGGCTACGTCTACAACCTGGAGACGGACAGCGGGTGGTATGTGGCGGCGGGCCTGGTAGTGCACAACTGCCGATGCGTCGCCCTCCCCGTCCTCAAGAAGGGCGCCGCCGAACGTCAACGCCTGCTCGCCGAGGCCGAGGCCCGCAAGGAGGCCGAGCTGGTCTGGATGCAGGCGAGCCCGACGGTGAGGGGGGAGATTCCGAATCAAAGCCAATTCTCGGACTGGAACGCCAAACGCATTTCGGAGATCCGCAAGGGCGTCAGGTCGAGCGTGGGGTTGTAGGCCCATCGACCCTTCTTCTCATCAGGTCGAGAATGGTGCGCAGAATCGCATTCATCGCCCCGTCTGGCGAGAAGTGCCATTCCATGATCGAGATGCTGTAGGCGTAGGCCAGCCCGCATCCGCTGAACACGACGCGCGCCTCCAGACCTTCGTGCCTGACGCTTTCGACCACCAGCCCGGGCGCAACTTCCGCGGCTCGCTTGCGGAGTTCTTGCAGGTCTCTCCACTCGGCGTGGGTCATGGCCCAACCCTCCCACCCAGCAGGTCCGCGATCATGTCCGCAGCCGTGGCGGCCGAGTCGAGGATTCCGACCCCCGTGCAGCCACATCCTGCTTCGTGCAGCCGCTGTTTGGCGCGGTCGGATTCGTGGAGCGCCATCGCCAACCCGTCGAGCATGGAGTCATCGCCCGCCTCGTGGTTAGCGACCGCCATCAGGATCGCGCGGCGCCAGCCTTCAGGGGTCATGATCTCATCCCGATCCACCCAAACCCGTAGCCATAGCACCACAGCGGGCGCCCGTTGTCGTCGGCGACGGTTTTGCTGTAGACCAGCAGCATCCTTGGACGACCGTGCTGGACAGCGCGTAGGGCTGTGTTGATGGCTCGCTTCCACCACGGGCGGTGAACCCACGAACCCGGACTGATCTCATGGAATACCTGGAAGGCCATCACCGCGCCCTCTCGACAGCAGCCCTCGAGCACAGATCCGCGAACACACACCGCGAGCAGTCCGGGCACACGTCCTCGGCGAACTCGACCCCGTGCACCTCGGCAAACTCCAGCATCCTGTCCATGGTCTGCGCCGAGTTCCTGGCCGCGACCGAGAGCACCTGGATGTCCACGTTGCCGAACAGGGGATCGGGCCAGCCGCTGCCATCGACAGCCCACGGGACCTCGGGCTCGACGCGGGCGAGTCGCTGGAACCCGAGCCTGCCTACCCTCCACTCTTTGACCCCGCCCGCCCGAACCGAGAACGGCGCTGGGCTGCGCTTGCGGTCGTGTACGGCGAACCCAGGCCCGCAGCGCCCGAAGCGGAACCACCCGCCCATGCTGTCGGCGAGGATGGAGAACAGGAAGCAGGAGACGTAGACGCCGCTCCGGTCGATGGTGAGGCTCATCGCGTCCTCCGTTCACCGGTTCTCCCGGTCTCGTCCCACCAGCGATACGAGCGCCAGTCGTGTGTCTGCGGCTCGAACCCCCACAGGTCGCCACCGCACAACGGGCAGCACGTCTCGCCGTTGTAGGGTCCGGTCGCGAAACAGACCTTGCACTCGGCGTAGTCGGCCGAGTCGAGATCGCGCCGCTCGAGGAAGCCACGGTCTTGGCGGTTCATCCCGGCCCCCAGCACACGTCATTGACGACCGCGCGAACACGAAGCGATGACAAGTGGTAGATGGTGTCCGGCGGAGGCTGCTGGGTGACGCAAGACAGCCCACCCTGGTAAAAGTAGCAGACGGCGCGCGTGTCGCAGTCCACGAACCTGGTCACGAAGTGGCCACCGATTCGCTCGGTCCCGACCATCACGAGCCCGTCGGCGTAGACGGGCGTGGACTGCCCAGGGTCGGGGGCCTGCGCCGTCTGGGTGTTCTGTCGAGCGCAGGCTGACGAAAACAGAAGGGCAAAGACAGTGGCCACCCTCATCCCTCACCCCCATCAACCACCAGCAGCTCGACGCGCATCACGCCCGACGCTGGGAACTCGTGCGCGGTGACGAGTTGGACGGATGCCCTGCAGATGGTCTCGCCCGTCTCCGGGTCGCAGATCGAGAGCAGGCGGCCACCGCCGAGAGCATGGGTGGTCCTCGACGTGATGCCGCCAGCGACAGCGTGGACGTCCTCGTGAACGGGCCCGTTGCAGAGCTTGTCGAGGATGGCCTGCATGGATTCGGGGGTGAGTTTCATCGCGTCCTCCGTGCTCGACGCTTGCATTCCTTGCGATCGACGCACTCCAGTTTTGATCCGTGGTGGATGACCGCTTCGATGTTCAGCGTGGCGACAGCAGGAGTTGCCCCGCATCGTGCGCACTGACGACTCTTCCAGGGACGGATCAGGCCCAGGTCGTAGTTGAGGCTTTCCTGCTTCATCCCTCGCGCCCTTCGCCATCCTCGCCTCGCGCCAGGCCAGGGCGATGGCGAGGGGGCGCTGGTCGGCGGGTATGTCTCTCGCAAGATCGTAGGCCCACCACCCGGGCATTGTCCCCACGTCCATGGTCTCCCATGGCCCAGCGAGGAGGTTCCACCACCCGGTGTTGCGGTCGCAGTGGAACACCACCCCCTCCGCCACCACCTCCTCCGGGGCCCCGAGGACCAGGGCCAGGCGGGCGACGGCTTCGCGGGCTGTGGGCGGGTGGGTGAGGTCTACAAAGGCCATGCTGGCGGTGATGTTCTTCGTTCCCTGCTTCGTGCGCACGGTGTAGACCTTGCCGCCTGGCGTTCCCAATCGTCCTGTCATCTTGACGCCGGACGTACGGCCGTCTGACAGGACGCACCACGACCACGGGGCCACCCACTCGCGGGCGATGTCTTGCCAGGGCTGGTCAAGCATCGGAACCTCCCATCGGAGCCCAGGGTGCTCCGTGGCCGTCTACGAGGACGGCGCCTGCTGGGGGCCAGTTCAGCGCAAACCCGAGCGGATGGCCACCGAACACGGGACAGCCGTTCTGGACAGCAACAACCAGGCGTTCTTCGTTGTCGTCGCAAATCCACACCTGACCGCAGCGCGGGTGCGGGGGAGGGAGGGGGTTGGTGGTGTCGATGCGGGCCAAATAATCATCCTGCTGGCGCGCTATCCCCATGATGTGGGTGTGGTATTGCTCTGGACTGCCCCAATAGGTGGAGGGCACGTTGAACCGCGCGGTGCTCTGACCATCCGTCCTGCGCCAAACACCGCCATCGGTCCAGGGGTTTGCGAGCCGCCACCAGGGCCTCTCTGGGTGGGCGTCGGGGTGCTGGGGGTAGCCGTGGAAGTCAGGCATCACCCCTCCCTCCGCCAAGCCGCGTACTTGTCACAGATCCTTTGCCGAAGATCGGAGTCGGCCTCTCCAGGCTGCCGCGGCGGAACTCCGAGCTGATCGGCCTCGCGGTCGAGGTCTTCCCCCGCCGCGGTCAGGTACGCCGTGCTCGCAGGGCGCAGCAGGATCGGCGTCCTGCTCGACACGGCGACCATGGACATGAGCGCCATCCGCGCCCACGTCGCCGTGGGTAGGTGGTGACGCTCGGCTTCGGCGTCGAGAGCGGCCCGCTCGTCATCGGACAGGCGGATACGCAGGGGCTTGATTCTGGCCATCGTGGCTCCTTTCGTGGGTTCACAGTGAGCATACCGTGGCCACGAAAGGACGTCAACCCCCTACAGCGGCATCACCCCAGGATGCAGCACCCACCACACCTCTACCCATCCGTCCTCGACCTCGAGCGCGTAGGCGTGCAGGGTTCCGTCCTGCATCACCCACGCCACCGACTCGCAGCGCTCGCCCACGTCTTCGTTCCGGCACCGGCGCACCATCGGCATCCCGTCGCGCGCCTCGACCCCCTCCACGACCTCCCACGGCTCGTAAGTGTCGATGACGACGATGGCGCAGTCTGCCTCGGGGGTGCTGGTGTCCGTTCCGGTGTCGGCTTCCTGGCATCCGACGGCGACAGCGAGCGAGAGAAGAGAGAGCGTCCTGGTCATGGTCAGGTCCTCGGTTGACGCCGGGCTGGGGCGCCCGTCCACATCATAGACGAGTCTCGGCCTCCGGGCATTCGATCATGTCCGGTTCCCTGGCCGAGAAGGGGAGCCCGCTGCGCAGTCTATGGCATGAGCCGGTCGTGATGATGAGCGCGAACTGGGCGGCGGGGCTGGCGAGGAGCGCGCTCCCGATCACCATAGCACGGGCTCGCGTCCGAAAACTGGAACACGCGCGTCCCAATATCTTGACACCGCGATCCGTCTCCGCTATCGTCAGTCCGTAGCCCGTGGAGTGTCCCCTGCCTGACTTCGACGCCGCGCCCCGCCGATTCGATCGCGCCGAACAGCTCCGTGCTCCGTTCCGGCGCGAGGATGGCGTAGTGCTGGCCGAGGGGATCGCGACTCGCGAAGGCATCCTCGAGTACAAGACCAGGACCGGGGTCAGGCGCGAACTCGTGACCCGTGAAGCCGTCCTCGACACCGCGCGCACCCTGCCCCGCTCCGCCGTCACCCTCGAGCACCCCAAGTCCGGGTTCGTCACCACCGAGTCAGTCAAGACCGACGGCGTGGGCGACGTTGACGGTGAGGCCACGGTCGAGGAAGACAACCAGGGCGCGTTCGTCCGAGTCAAGGTCGCCCTCCGCCGCGCCGACGCCATCGACGCCTTCGACAAGGGCGCGGACGAGGTGTCCTGCGGGTACGCGGTCCAGCTCGACGAGACCCCCGGGACCCACCCTCTCTTCGGGGCCTACGACGCCCGCCAGATCGGGCGCAGGTGCAACCACCTGGCCCTGGTCGAGCGCGGTCGTGGCGGCCCAACCGTCTCCCTCCGTGCAGACTCCGCGGACGCCGCGGGCCAGTACGTCACCCCCAAGCCTCCCCCCAAGGAGAAGCTCATGAATCCGAAGCTCGCGGCCCTTCTGACCGCACTCGGCGTCGAGCGGCTGGACGACGAGGGACACGCCCTCGAGACCGGCATCGCCCGCGCCAAGACCCTCCGCGCCGACGCCGACGACAAGGCCGAGGCCGACAGCGAGGCCGAGAAGGCCAAGACCGACGCCGATGCCAAGGCTGCCGAACTCGAGCAGATGAAGGCCGACAAGGACGCGTGCCAGGCCAAGCTCGATGAGCTGCAAGGCAAGTACGACGCCATGAAGGCCAAGATGGACGAGATGATGGAGGCCGAGAAGGGGCGCAAGGACGCCGCCGAGTTGTCCCGACTCCAGGCCATCGCCGCCAAGGTCAACGTGGACCACAAGGACGTCGCCCTCGACGACCTCCGCATCGCCATCGCCAAGACCCGCGTGGACAGCGTGACCGCCGACAGCGGCCTCGGCTACCTCGAGGGCATCATCGCCACCATCGAGAAGGACTCGAGCCGCAGCGACTCCCGCTACGACGGCTTCCGGTCCGGCTCGGACGACCACACTCGCGGTGACGGCGCCGACAAGCCCGTCTCCGATCCCTGGCTCGCCAGCAACCGTCAGGAGGCCTGACCATGACCGCCAGCAACTTCTTCCAGCGGGCCAGCCAGGCTCGCGACCGTCGCCCCATCGGGTTCATCGGTGACTTCACCCGGAGCCACGACTTCCGGTCGATCTCGATGATCAACGACAACCCCCAGGCCGCGCAGGTCCAGACCATCACGGTCCCGGCCAGCCCCGACAACTCGACCACCTACAAGGTCGTGATCGACGGCGTGTCCTGCGAGTTCACCACCGACTCCAGTGCCACCCAGGCCGAGCTCGGCGCCGGGCTCGTGGCCGCCATCAAGGACAAGGCCGCGGCCTACCGGCTCTGCACCCCGTCCTACAGCGCGGGCACCCTGACCCTGACCGGCAACTGGCCCAACGTCAGCTGGACCACCACGGTCAACGCCTCCGAGACCACCCAGGACCTCGGCACCCCGACCACGACCACCAGCGCCGCCGCTGCGGACGCCGTGGACTTCGGCCGGGTCATGGTCCGGAGCGGCTACGTCACCGACGAGGGTACCCCCAAGGGCTACGTGCCGGTGAGCACCGACTTCACCGCGCAGGTCATCACCTTCACCTACGGCAGCGTGGGCGCGGGTGACGAGGTCTTCATCGAGGTGGAGTTCCAGGGCAAGCGCCTGGCCGAGAGCGTGACCTACGTCACCAGCCAGACCGCGACCCTGGCCGCCCTGATCGGGCTGCTCAACACCGTCCTCGACGCTCAGTTCGGCGCGGGCCTGTCCATCCTGCTCGCCTCCGACGCCACCACCATCACGCTCACCAGCGACGTGGCCGGCTCCGAGTTCGAGGCGACCTCCAGCGTCAGTGGCGCGGGCGCGGTCGCGAAGGCCTACACCACGGGCCCGAGCACCGACACCAGCCTCATGCGCGCCATGGCCGGGATGAGCGTCCGGCGTCTCGACGTCGAGAACGCCACCCAGGACGGCGACGATCCCAGCTACGCCGCCAACCAGGGCGTCGAAGTGGCCACCCGCGGCATGGGCGTCATCCAGCGCGACACCACCGAGACCTGGAGCCAGAGCGACGACCTGTATGTCAGCGTCGCCAGCGCCACCAAGGGCCGCCTCTACAACACCGCCGCCGCCAACCGCGTCTGGATCGGGTCCAGCAAGATCCGGCCCGAGCGGCAGGAGTACTCCACCACCTCCGACGGTCTCGCCGTCGTCAACATCGACATGGGAGCCTGACCATGCCTGCCAACTTCCTTCTCGTGGACGGTTCCCACGTCCAGCCCATGAAGAGCTTCGGCCACATCTCCCAGGGGATCGCCGAGGTGAGCATGGGCCTGCAGCGCCGCGCCGACGACGACGGTCACGGCTACTGGCCCACCTACGAGCGCGCCATGACCATCCTGGGTCACCGCCTCGACGGGTACGCCTCCGACCTGCGCAACGACGGCTTCGACCCCGGCCTGGGCATGTTCCAACCCAGGGACCTCACGCACCGCTTCCGGCGTGTGCTCGAGGAGAAGACCGCGCCCCTGAACGCCACCAAGGCCTTCCCGGTCAACACCGAGGTCCAGCCCGGCTCCCTGTTCTACGAGCAGACCCGCGCCTACTCGACGGGTGAGGCCGTGGTCTACCGCGGCGGCTCCGGGGCCAACATCCCCGCCGTCGGCATCGGCCAGGCGTTCACCCGCGCCAACGTCGTGTACATCGCCAGCAAGGCGGAGATCGACTTCCTCGAGGGCCTGCGTGCTGGCCTGACCGGGCTCGATGTCCAGGCCCGCAAGATGCGCGCCTCCCGCCTGGTGATCGACGAGCTGATCAACAAGTGGACGTGGTCCGGGGCCAGCGAGTACAACCTGTACGGCCTGCTGAACCACCCCTACGTGGACACCGCTCTCTCGGATGTGAGCTACATCGCCGCGACCGCCGCCGACGACATCGTCGAGGACTTCGGGCAGTGGGCCAACTACGCCGAGAACGAGAGCGGCGGCGTGTTCCAGCCGGACACCCTGCTGATCTCGACCAAGCTCCACAACAAGCTCAAGAACCGCCGCTACGGCGACAACGCGGACAAGAGCCTGTTCGACTGGATGCTCAGCGCGAACCCCCACCTCAAGACCATCCTCCCCGTCCGCGAGCTCAACGACAAGGGCGGCGCCAACATCCACGTCATGGCCTTCACCCGTCGCGGGACCGGCGCTGCCGACACCTCCGCCGAGATGATCATGGCCATGACCCCGACCCCGCTTCCCCCGGACCGTCGGGCGCTGGTGTCCGAGATGTTCCTGGTCGCCGGGTTCGGCGGGCTCAACCACCGCGAAGTCGGCGACAACCTCGTCGTCTACATCCAGAGCGAGGCCTGATCATGAGCGCGAAGACCACCACCGTTCGCAACACGTCCACCAACCGCGTCGTCCTTGGCGGCGGGCGCGGCGTGCGTCCCATCATCCTCGGCGGCTCCGACGATCTCGGCGCGGACAAGGCCCCCAGCCTGTCCGCCCAGACCGACGTGGACCGTGTCGCCCGGTTCCGCAAGGGACCCATGGGTGACCTGGCCCAGCGCCTCGGCGTGCAGTTCTCCTGATGGCCGACGCTACCGCCATCGCCGCGGTCCTGCCCGTCTTCCGCGTCATCGCCCCGGAGTTCGTCTCCACCAGCGACGATGACGTGGAGGACGTGGTCGGGATCGTAGCGGGCTCCATCACGCCCAGCGTGTTCGGGGCCCGCACGACGGAGGCGGTAGCGCGACTGACCGCGCACGAACTGACCATGCAGTCTCGCGACACGAGCACGACAGCCGGATCCGCTGGCGTCGGCGGCGTGTCATCCGTCCGCACGGGCGATCTGTCCGTGTCCTACGCAACCCCTTCCTTTGCCGCGTCGTCTCACGAGGACGACTACTACCGCCAGAGCCGTCACGGCCTGGCCTACCTCCAGATCCGGGACAGCCGCTACCAGACCGGCATGTGCGTCCTGACGTGAGGCCCTGACCATGGCTACCCCTCCCCGCATCATCGATCCTCGCTACGACGGCGCCGTCGCCATGCGCGCTCTCGTCGTCACTCTCGCCTCGGGCGAGCGCGGCTACCTCATGCCCTGCCTGGGCGTGCCCACCGACGGGATCGGCTACCCGACGATCTGGTGGCGCCTGGACGCCTCCAGCGGCGACGCCTACCTCTACTTCGACCCGGTCGGCGACGCCGCGACCATCTCCCCGGTGGACGCCGGGACCGTGGACCTGGACAACCTCTCGTCTGGGACCATGGACTCCAGCGCCGACAGCCTGCCCTTCATCGACGCGACCGACAGCAGCAGCAAGAAGGCCGCCATCGACCTGATGCTGTCCACCTTCGCCGCCGCGGTCGTGGACGTCGCCAACGACAGCCTCGCCATCGTGGACGCCGACGACTCGAGCAAGTCCAAGATCGAGAGTATCGCCGACATCGTGGCCGCGATGGCTGGTACCGGTCTCACCGCGGGGTCCGGACAGTTCACCGTCAACACGTCCGACAGCTCAACCGCCACCGTCACCGAGGATGCTCCCAGCGCATCGGTCAGCGAGTTCTTCGTCAACCCTGCCGCCGCCGCAGCGAACGTCATCGCCCAGATCGCTGGCGGCGCCGACATCGACGAGACGACCTGGGGCAACATCACCCAGGCCGACTTCACTCGCACGCTCCAGGTGGACGCCTCGGCCCTGTGGGACGGCGGCGACATCGGCGTGACCGGCCTGTGGTCGGATGGCACCTACGAAGAGAAGACCCTGACCGCCACACCTGGCGCCATCGTCGAGAGCACCTACGGCATCGTCCCCGGCACCATCAGCCGCGTCCGCAACCTCGCGGCCTCGAGCGCGGGAACCTGCGACGTGCAGACCGGTCCGAGCCTCGCCATCCAGACCCACGGCCTCGTCCCGACCCTGGTGGTCGCCTCCGAGACCAGCACCAACGGCGTGGACGGTGCCGCCACCATCGCCGCGACCGGGGTGCTGACCCTCTCCGCCGCCCCCAACGGTGCCCTGGACTGGCGCGTGTTCGCCACCCTCGCCAACGCCTACACCGACGCCGGCCACACCCACGCGTTCTCGTAGAGGAGCCCGATGTGCCTGGAGTCACCGACCGAGACCTGGGATACGACAGCCTGATCCGGGAGCTTCGCGCCCTCGGTCAGACCAGTCATCCCCGCGTCTACGTCGGCATCCTCCAGGAGGACGGGGAGCAGTACTACGAGTCTTGGTACCACACGAAGGGCGGGCGCAAGGTGACGAAGAGCAAGATCACCCTGGCCGGGTACGCCGCCGCGAACGAGTTCGGGGCCACCACGTCGAAAGGCGTGACCATCCCCGAGCGCTCGTTCCTGCGCTCCACCGTGGCCGACAACCTGGCGGAGTACGAGGCCGAGATCAGGCAGATCGCCCGCGACTTCCTCGACTCTGCGATCAAGGTGCCCGGCTCTGGAATGCGGACGCTGGAGCGCGGATTCGGCCGGCTCGGACTGCAGGTCAAGGCCGACGTGCAGAACAAGATCCGCGACATCAAGACGCCGAAGAACGCCGACATCACCCTCGCGCGGAAGTACCCCGCCAACTCTCCGCTGCAGCACACCGGCCGGATGCGCCAGAGCATCTCGCACAAGGTCGTCATGGGCGGGGGTGCTCCATGATGCTCGGGATCGGGACGCTGCACCTGCGACGCACGAGCGCGGTCACATGGGCCGACGGACGGGCGACGCCCACCACGACAGACTCCACGTTCAGCGGGTCCTGGCAGCCCCTCAACGGTCGCGAGATCGCCATGCTCCCCGAGGGCGAGCGGGCATCGGACCGGGCCAAGGTCTACACCGCGACCGTGATGCGGACCGTGGACCAGCACGGCGACACCGAGGCCGACCTGGTGAGCCGCGATGGTTCGACCTGGTTCAAGTGCCTGATCGCCCAACCCTACTTCGACAACGCCCCGATCCCGCACTACCGGATCGAGGTCGTCCGCGTCCAGGAGCAGGACTCATGACCGCGCCCGCCGAGACCCTGCGGCAAGCGGTCCTCGCGTGGGTCGCCGCCTACGCCAACCCGACCGGAGTTGCGCTCGTGACAACCGGCACCGGGGCGCAGGTCCAGGTCATCTTCGCCGGCCAAGACTCGCCGCGCCCAGACCTGCCCTACCTCACCATCAGCATCACGTCCCTCGGTCCCGCAGACGGCCACGATGAGGCGCGCGTGACCCTCGACGGCTCCGATGTCCCGCAGCACACCGCGTACGGGCGCCGGACTGCCTCCGTGAGCATCCAGGGCTACGGCGAGGACACGGCCGAGTGGCTGGAAGAGCTGCGCCTGTCCTGCGCCCTGGCCGACGACGTGGCCGACACCCTCGAGGCCGCCGGATACCCCCGGCTCGGCTTCTACACCGAGGGCACGGTCCAGCAGATCGATCAGCTACTCGATACCTCGACCGAGGACCGCTACTCCCTCGACGTGTCCTGCCACTACACGGTCAGCAGCGCGGCTCGCACCCAGGTCGAGCTCGCGACCATCGAAGCGACCGTGACGCAGACCTCCGACGCTTACCCAGACCTCGAGACCACCATCACCGTCAGCGCATAGGTGACCCATGCCCTACCTCGACCCCTCGACCCACGACGACCGGATCGACATCACGATCAACCTCGCGACCCTCGGCACGGGCGGGGCCACCTTCCGGCCGCTCATCGTCGGCAAGGACATCACCCTCGGCGCCGACGTCACCCGCGAATTCACCAGCGTAGCAGCTGCCCAGACCGCGCTGGACGCGAGCGAGATCAACACCTGGACCCTGGCCGCCATCACCGAAATCTTCGGGCAGTCCCCCCGCCCTGCGTCCGTGCTGGTCGCGCAGTGGGACGACGCGGGCGGAGACACCATCGCCGACGCCATCGACGATGCCCTGGCCGACAACTCCGACTTCTACTGCATCCTCATCGAGGACCGGACCGCGGCCGACCACGTCACCCTCTCCGGGTGGATCGACACCCAGGAAGCGGCGGGCTCCAAGTTCGTCGCCGTGGTCCAGAGCGCCGATGCAGACTGGCTCACCACGGGCGGCGTGCCTGCGGGCTACTCGAGCATCGACGACAAGGAGCGGATCTTCGTGGTCTACCACGGCGTTGACGCCGCCCCGCGCGCCGAGGGCCTGGCCGGTAACCGCCTGGCCCGCTCCCCGGACACCGACTCCGCGCCCTGGAACACCCCTGTCGCCGAGGTCTACAGCTTCACCGCCGACTCCCCGACCCAGGCGCAGAAGGAGTTCGCCCGGACCAACAACGGCAACACCCTGCTCCCCTTCGGCACCATCTATGCCGCCTACTGCGACCCTGGCCGCAACCTCAACAGCCGCGCCTTCGACCAGATCATCACCGCCGACTGGTTCGAGACGCGCCTGAACGAGGCTCTGGCCAACCTGATCGCCACCATGTCCGCCAACGGCGAGAAGCTCGGCATCAACGCCGACGGCCAGAACCGGGTCTCGGGCGAGATCGGCAAGGTCGCGCTCCAGGGCGTCACCGCGGGCCACTTCGAGAAGGGCCAGGTGGTCATCACCCCCGAGACCATCACCGCCGCCGACCGGGCCGCGCAGCAGCTCCGCTTCACCGTCGGCGCGCAGAACGTGGTCGGCGCCATCCAGCTCGGCCTCACCGTCAACCTCTCCACCACCGCCATCGTCTGACCGTAGGGAGCCACCATGGCCGACACCAACCGCGCCTATTCCCCCGGGGCTGTGCAGGTCTACCTGTCGCCCTACCGCATCCAGGGATTCTCCGGGGACACGATCATCACCTACAGCCCGGTCACCGCCGACGACGAGCACGAAGTCAGCGTGGACGGGAGCGCCGTGGTGGTCAACGTCAACAACGACAACCGCCACATCGTCACCATGACGCTGCACCCGGAGAGCAAGGGCTACAAGTACCTCGCCGCCATCCGTGCCGAGCAGCGGGCCGAGGTCGAGGAAGGGGGCGCGCTCACCGCCCGTGCCTTCCGCCTGACCGACCCCAGCAACGGCGACATCATCGAGAGCGAGCACGCGATCATCATCTCGCGCGCCGAGATCACCATGGGCAAGGGCCGCGACGGCGTGGAGTTCCGCGTCCTGCTGCCCGACCCCACCGAGAACCTCGGGTCTGCTCTGTAGGCCCTGACCACCCGCAAGACCAGGACGCATCATGTTCCACCAGTTCACCCTCGAGGACGCGGACGGCAATCCTCACAGCTACGAGGTCCAGCCCCACGCGCCCACCGACGGCTTCCGGGTCTGCTCCCGCATCGCCGCAGCCATCATCGACCCCCTGGCCGGGACCGCGCTGTCGGCCCTGGTCAAGACCGTTCCCGCGGCACTCAAGCGGGCGCGGCAGTCGGACGGGTCCCTCAACGTGGACGCCATCCTCGACGACCCCGAGATCATGGACGGGCTCGGCTCGCTGGACTTCTCGTCCACCGGCCCCGGTCTCCGGCGAGCGGTCGAGTCGCTGGACCTGGACCTGGTTCGGGACGTGCTGCGGTTCACCACCCGCGACGGCAAGCCCCTGTCTGCGGACCTGCACTTCGACACCGCCTATCAGCGCAACTACGGCGAACTGATGAAGGCCGTCTGGAAGGTCGGGGCGCACAACCGTTTTTTCGGGCCGCTGGATGGCTTCGGCGCACTCGTCCGGGGAGCGATGGCGCAGGCCACGCGCGAGCAGTCGTCCAGCAAGCAGCCCAGGACGGGGTAGACTGGTGGCTCATGAGGCTCTGTGTTGACGGCTCCGGACGGGTTGACCCTGGCAGGATGCTGTCGATTCGGAGTCTCGGGTTCCGCGAGGTGTACGAAGCCCACGTAGCGCAGGACGCGATGGACACGATCCAGCGCCAGAACCAAGAACGGATCAGGCGCGAGATGGCAAACAGGAGGCGGTAGAGCATGGCGACCACGATCCGAGAGCTGCTGGTAGCCCTGGGCGTGGACGCCGACACCGCCGAGGTCTCGGAGTTCGACGCCGCCATCGATGGCGCGAAGGCTACCATGGGCGTCGCTGTCAAGGCTGCCGCAGCCCTGGCCGCCGGTGTCGCCGCCGTTACCGGAGCGTTCGCCTACGTGGTCAACAGTGCCCGGGCGGGCGGTGACGAGATCGACAAGAACAGCGCGTCGATGGCCGCTGGCGCCCGAGAGTATCAGGTGCTCGCCTTCGCCGCGGCCCAAGGCGGGGCCGAGATCAACGTGCTCCGCGCGGGCATGACGCAGATGAACGCCAAGGTCCAGGCTGCGACCAAGGCGGGCAACGACTACGTCGAGCTGCTCGACGGTACGCGCATGGCGGTCAAGGGGGCCAACGGCGAGACGCTGACCCAGCTCGAGCTGCTGGCCAACGTCGCCGACGCGGTCAAGGCGGCTGCCACCGAGGAAGAGAAGCTCACCATCGCCACGAGCCTCCTCGGCATGGAGGGCGGGGCGCGGCTGATCCCGATGCTGGAGAACGGGTCCGCCGGGCTCGCGTCCATGGAGAAGCGGGCGCAGTCGCTCGGGATCATCATGAGCGACGAGCTCGTGAAGGCGTCTGCGGACCTGACCGACCGCATGGGCGAGGTCTCGGGCGTGGTCTCCGGATTGCGCAACTCCATCGCCGAGAAACTGCTCCCGGTCGTCAACGACCTGCTGACCCGCTTCCTCGACTGGTACGAGGCCAATGGGGACCTCGTCAGGCAGAACCTCGAGGAATGGGCAGCCGGGTTCGCCGCTGGGATCGATAGGATTGCGGACGCTATCGCCGGTGTCGGGAAAAACGAGTCAGTCATGTCCGACCTCCTGACCGTGCTCGGGGCGCTCGCGTTCTCCATCGACATGGTCCTCGCCGGGGTCAATGTGCTCGCCAACGCCGCAGCATGGGGCATCATGTCCGGCGCGTTCGAAGCGCTCAAGATCGCGATCATCGCCGTCAACATCGCGGCCCACCTCGCCCTATGGCCCATCCTAATGCCCATCGACCTGCTCATCGCTGGGATCGTTGGCATGATCGCGGTGGTTGACGACCTGATCTCGTACTTCCGCGGAGGCGAGTCAGCCATCGGGACCTTCATCGAGCGCAACCGTGACGCCAACACCGTGCTCGGAGTCGTGGCCCGGAAGGTCGAGCAGTTGATCGAGATCGGCAAGGCGTTCTACGATCTCATGTCCGCGCTCGGGACGCTCGTCTCACAGGTCTTCGGGGAGCACATCACCCCCTACATCGACATTGCCTCGGCCTCTCTGTCCAGGCTTGGCGAGATCGCGGTTGGAGTCATCAACTCCCTCGCACCCCTGTTCGACCTCGTGCTGGGCGGGTCGAGCCTCGGCGGGCTTCTCGGCAGCCTGCAGGGCATGACGGCCCTTGTCCAGGCCCAGACCGACGGCGCGAGCCTGGCCCCAACCTCGACCGCCAACAACAGCACGAGCCTGGCCCAGAGCAACCAAGTGCAGGTCACCGTCAACGGCGACGCGGACGGGCAGAGCATCGCGGACAAGGTCATGGACGCGCTGTACCAGAGCAACCGTGACGCGCAGGCGGCCCTCGCCGGGGCGGAGGTGTAGGCATGGCTACCGCGCCCCTCGTCGTCACCCGCGAAGATGGTCAGTCCTGGTCCTTCGATGCTGCGACCAGCTACACCAGGGGGCCGCGCGCCAGGACCACGGACCACCCCGTCGAGTCGGGCACGTCCATCACCGACCACGTCATCCGCGAGCCCGACCGGCACGCCGCTACAGCCACCGTCACCCGCTCCCCTCTCGGTGGGCGCGAGTACGGCCAGCCCACGGGCAGGGAGCGCGAGCAGGCCGCTGTGAGCTTCCTCGAGGGGTGCTGGGACCAGATGCTCACGATCACATGGCCCGACGAGGAGATCGAGAACTACGTCCTGGTGAGCATGGCCCACGAGCGCGGGAAGTTCGGCGCGACCAAGTTCTCCCTCGAGTTCCGCGAGATCGTCGTGGTCGAGGCCCAGACCGTCACGATCCCCGTGACCCAGGCCGCCGAGTCGGCCGCTGACGGGCTCGCGTCCGAGGTGGACGGCGGAGAGCAGAGCGGCGACGATCCAGACACCACCGAGGCAGAGGAGGACCTGTCCGAATCCTGGCTCTATCAGATCATCTACGGAGACGAGCAGGAGGAGGCAGCCTGATGCCGCGCCAACTCCCCACGTACCACGAGCAGCCCGCGCTCATCTACACCATCACCCTCGATGGCGTCCGCTACCGCATCCGGTGGACGTGGCGCAAGCGGCAGGGGGCCTGGTACGTGGACATCTACACCCAGGACGGAACCGCCATCGCCAAGGGCCGCCGCGTCTCGGGCCGGTTCTCGCCGCTGTCCGGGATCAGGATGGCGAACCAGCCGCCGGGGCAGTTGCTCATCCTGGGCGACGTGCGCGAGCGGTACGACCTCGGGACCGAGGACGGGAGACCGCTGTACTTCGCCGAGAGCGAGATCCCAGCCGAGGAAGACGACGACCTCGGGATCAGGGTGTCGGTGTGATCTCCTTTGGCCGGCTGGTGACGGTGCAGCTTGGCGCCGAGGGCGACACGGGGCGCGACCTGACCGGGCTGCGCGTCCGGTTCGAGGTTCGGATGAACGACGGCAGCACCCCGAACAGCGCCAAGATCGAGGTCACCAACCCGGCCCCGGACACCATCGCACTCGCCCAGCAGGACGGGGCTGTGGTCCGGCTGCTGGTCGGCTACTCGTCTGACGGTGGGGTCGCGCGCCTCATCTTCCACGGCGAGCCCATCCCGGGCGGTATCGAGGAGCGACGCGAGGCCGTTGACCGGGTGCTGGTCATCGAGGCCCAGGACGGGCGCACGGCCTACACCGGGACCTATCTGGACGTGTCCTACTCGAGCGAGCAGACCGCGGCCCAGGTGTTCCATGTGGTCGCCGACGAGATCGGCATCCCCATCGGGCGCTTCGACCTGGGCGACGATGAGCGCTTCCCCTATGGGCGTGTCCTGTCCGGACCCGCGCGCACCATCCTCGACGACCTCTGCGGCATGGTCGGGCGCCAGTGGACGATTCGGGACGGGACCCTGCAGGTGTGGGAGACTGGCACGACCACGGGCGAGGACGCGATCTTGTTCACGCCCACGACCGGGCTCATCGGCAGCCCCACGAAGACGGACGAGGGGGTCGAGATCAAGGCCCTGATCAACCCGTCCCTTCGCCCCGGGCGCGCGTTCAGGGTCGAGTCGGCGCTCGTGTCGGGCAACTACCGCTGCACCGAGTGCCAGTTCAGGGGCGACTCGCGGGGCTCGGAGTTCTACGTCCAAGCGTCCGGCGTCGCGCTGGAGCCCGCATGAGGAAGCCCACCCAAGCCCAGGTGCAGGAGCAGGCCCAGCAGGCGGCTCGCGGTCCGGTCAAGGTCGCTCAGCCCGCTTGGGTGCTGTCCTACGACCGGGCCACGCAGACGGCCACCATCCAGATCGCGACCGCGTACAAGGTCCGCAACGATGCGGGCGAGCTGGTGGCGCGCGTCAGGCCCCCTGTCGCCAACGTGCCCGTCCAGTTCTGCGGGTCGGTGACGTGGGACCTCGAGGAAGGCGAGTGGGGGATGGCCCTGATCGCGGACCGGAGCTTGGACGAGTGGAAGGCGACAGCGAGCCAGAGCGTGGACCCGCGTGACCCCCGGCGCTTCGATGTGACCGACGCGGTGTTCTTGGCCGGGGTTCGTCCGGCTGCTGACCCGCTGCCAGCTCGCGCGCTCCCGACGGGGACGGCACCGAACGACGAGGTGGTGATCTGGGACCGCGACAAGGGCGGCGGGATCAAGCTGGGGGACTCGACGGCTACCAAGGCGGTGGCGCTCGATCCGGACGTTCAGGCGCAGATGGCGATTCTGGAGACGGCCATCCTGTCGGCGGTCTCTGCGGCCATCCTGTCCGTGACGCCGCCGCCAGCCGTGGTCCCAGACGGCGGACTTGTTGCGTTCACTGCGTTCCAGAGCACGCTCACAGCCGCGCTCGCTGCGTGGCCGTCGAGCATGGGCGCGACCAAGGTCAAGGCGGTGTAGTATGCGACTGGACTCCTACCTCGACGGACTCGACATCCCGGCCCGGACAAGGCTTGTCACCGGGCGCGACCTGGTGGCCCAGCGGATCCGTCTGCGTCTCGCCACGCACGAGGGCGAGATCCTGCGCGACACATCCATCGGCTTCCCGTGGGCGGTGTGGCTCTCGACCAAGCCGCCGCCCCTCGCCTCCATCCGCTCGAGGGTCCGGAAGCAGTTCGGGCAGATCGTAGGCGTGACCGCTGTCGGCAACGTGCAAGCCTCGGCCTCGGGTGGTACTATCTCCGTGTCCGCCGACGTCGAAACCGACGAGGGATCCGTGAGTATTTCCGCCGCCATCGCCAGTCCTGACGCGAAGACGATGAGCTTCACCGCCAACTTCTGGGGTGGCTCGTGAGCTACGGATTCGACTCCACCGGCTACATCGCGCCCCGGGCTGCGGACTTCGCGGCGATCATGCGGGACGCCATCGACGCGGCCCTGCTGTCCGGCGGATACGCGGCCGTGGACTGGGACAGCGATCTGGTGCTGTCCATCGTCGTGGACGTGCTCGCGGACCGGCTCGGGGACGTCTCCGAGCTCACGCAGAGCATCCACGACGCCTGGTCGCCGAACAACGCGACCGGCATCCACCTCCACGACATCGGCGCGATCCGGGGCGTTCCGGCACTCGCTCCCGTGGCGTCGACCGCCACCGTCACCCTCGCCGGCACGACTGGCACCGTGATCCCGAGCGGGAAGATCGTCAGGGGCGGGGGCGAAGACGACACCGCGCAGTGGGAGACCACCGAGAACGTGACTCTGGTCGCCGGTACTGGCTCTGTCGTGGTCCGCTGTACCGAGACGGGACCCACCGAGGCCGCGGTCGGTGAGATCGACGAGATCGTCACTCCCGTTTCCGGGTGGACGGCAGTGGCGAACGATGTATCGGCAGCCACACCCGGGCGTGACCTGGAGAGCGACAACGCCTATCGGCTGCGCCAGGCGTCCAGCCTCGCCAACCGAGGCTCTGGCACCCTGGCGTCGATTCAGGCACGCGTTCTGGCCCTGGATTACGTCCAGGGTGCCTTTTGCGCCAACAACCGGACCAACGTCACCGCCACGGTCTCGGGACTGTCCCTGCAGCCTCACTCGGGCGCGGTGTGCGTCTACCCTGCCACGCTCACCACGGCGCAGGAGCAGGAACTGGCCGAGCTGCTGTACCGGCACCTCGACCCGGGCATCTACTACAACGGCACATCGACCGCGACCGTGGCCAGGACCGACGGATACGAAGAGACCGTCCGCTGGTACTACGCCAGCACCCTGACGGTCAACGTGGACTCGACCATCGTGCTGGAGGCCGGGTACGTCAAGGCCGACGTGGAGCAGGACATCATCGACACCGTGGTCGCCTGGTTCGCCGGCAACGCCGCGCTCGGTTCCGCCATCGACGACATCGACATCGAGACGGCTGTGATCGAGGCGGTCGCCGGGGTCCGTCGGATCACCGTGACCCTCGACGACGGGACCGGGGCCGCTGCCTTCGTCGAGCCCACCGCGGTCCAGTTCCCGATCCTCGGGACGAACACGGTGTCTCCATGACGCCGCCCACGCCCACGCTTGCGACCGGGTACGTCCCGAACCACGCCGAGCAGGCTGTTCGCAAACTCCCGACCGCGCTGCAGGCCCAGCCTCGGCTCCCGCTCATCATGCAGGGGCTCGCCGCGGGCATCCAGGAAGCCGAGGACGTGTTCTTCTCGGTCCTCGACGGCATGACCCTGCAGGCGTCCAAGGGCGTCCACCTTCGCCGCTGGGCCGACCTGGTGGGCCAGGGCTACGACGGGCTGACCGACCACCAGCTGCGTCGCTTCGTCAAGGCCAGGCTCCGGGTCCTGCGGCTATACCGGCACGGGAAGGACAACCCCATCGACGCCTTGATCGACATCACGCACGAGGTCACCGAAGCCATCGAGACGCGCTACTTCGGTCTGTACCCCGCGGGCCTGAACCTGACCGTGGTGCGGGGGTCGTGGATGGCGCCGGAAGAGGTCAGCGCGACTGTGCGGCTGCTCGGTGACGCGATCCCCGCTGGCGTCGAGTGGTGCTTCACCGAGGCGCTTCCGGGCTATGCTGGCTCGGGCACGACGTGGGGCACCACGCTGCTGGCCAGGAGGCTCTACCCATGACCACAATCGACACCCCGTTCGACTGGGCGACCAACGCGACCGCCATCGGAGCGGACCACGCACCAGCCCGTCCCACCGACACGCAGATCGCGCAGGGCTACCCAGAGGGCGAGCCTGTACCGGCGGAAGAGTTCAACTGGGCGCTGTACATGATCGGGCGCGGGCTCATGATGAGCTTCGACGACCTGGCCGCGGCCGTGCAGGGCATGACCGACGGCGCTGGGGACCCGGTCGAGAAGTCGTGCATGGTCCTCGAGGGGGATACCGACCAAGAGCCCGGGTCGCTCGCCGTCGCCGTCGATACCGGCTCTGACGTCATCTCCATCGACGTGGACGGCGAGTATGTGTTCTATGCCTACAACGCCGCGGTCGATAGCTACGCCGTGCTTCGGGACCTGTCCAACACCGGAGCGCCGTCGGTGACCTATGCCCCGGGCACGCTCGGGAACAACGTGCAGATCGTGAGCAACGGCAAGTACGTCGCCATCGCCCGCGGGACGTCTCTCGAGGTGTACGACCGCGACACCGGGACATCGATCTGGACCACAGGGCACACCGCGGCGATCTACGACATCTGCATCGACGGGACCAACGTCTACATGGTCGGTGCGACGGGCGGTGGCGTCGAGGCCAGGGCCTTCACCCTCGCCGCCGGGGCTGCTGTCTGGACCTACGCCCACGGCGCAGCGCTGCACTCGTGCGCCACGGACGGCAAGCGCCTGTTCGTGTCCGGGTTGGCGAGCCCGAACCCATCTCTCGCTACCATGCGCTGCCTGGTGGCCGCCAACGGGAACGACGTGCTGAACGAGGGCGGGACCGCGGCCGACGCTACGGGCACGGCCTGGGACGCCATCCAGGCCACGACCATCACCGCGGGCCAGCGCATGACCACCGACGGGCGCTCGCTCTGGATCGCGTACCCCGCTGCTGCAGCGTCGGAGATCGAGAGGCGCTCTGTCGCCGACGGTACCGTCATGGCGAGCGTGGCGACAGCGAACTCTGTCACCGGGATCGCGCACGATCACGAACTGGTCCTCATCGTCACCAACTCTGGCCTGCCGAACGAGGTCAGAGCCTACGACCGCGAAGACCTGTCGATGGCTTGGCGGTACTACAACCCTCACGCGGCGGCTGATATCGTCGAGGCGGTCTGCACCGACGGCGCCAGGGTCTTCTTCGGCAGCGTCGGCAACACCGCTCCAGCGCCCACCATCGGGCGCCTGTACCGCGGAAACCGCCCCTCGTCCTGGCTCCGCGTGGACCCTGACGACGACTACCTGCCCATGCGGCAGCTCATCATCCCGCACGAGTAGGAGCAGATCATGTCCAACTCAGGATTCCAGCTCGCCAACGAACTCGCCGTCCTACTCGCGGGGCGCAACCCGCAGTGGGACGAGCAGAACGCCTACACCGGGGCGCCGTCCACATCTGCGGCCGGGATCGACCTACAGGACTCGGTGACGGCGCTCATCGACATCGCCGTCCGCTCCGAGGTCCACCGCAGGATCTGCGACGTGACCATGAGCGTGCTCGACGCGGGCGCGACCTACACCGTCACGGTCAACGCCCAGGCTATGAACTTCGCCCTCCCCGCGGACCAGGACGCGCTGCTCATCGGGCTGCGCGACGCCATCCTCGCCGACGCGGTGGTCGGTGGGGCCGCGGGCGCGAACCAGATCGTCACCGCGCAGTGTCTCGCCGCTGACGGGACCGTGACTGTCGGGACGGCCGCTGGCGGAGACGCTGCCGTTACGCTGCAGGTGCTCGGAACCGTGAACGCCGACTACAACATCGACATCAGCGCCACTGGAACGGGCGCGCTGCTGTGTGAGGCAGACGCGAAGACTGCCAGCGCCCGGATCTTCACCTACCCAGACACCGACACGACGCGGACCACGGCCATTGACGCCCCGGAGCACTGGACCCTGGACACCGACGGGACCATCACGCTCGACTACAGGGGCCGGACCAAGCCCCTGGTGTCGGCGGGCAAGGATCGCGCTTTCGTCGAGATCCACACCATCGCAGGCGCGGGCGACGGCGTGACCGTGACGCACCGAATCCACGGCGTGTGGATCGGCCCATGCGTCGCCGAGACCTGATAGACTGACGAATACCGAGAGGTGAGAGATGACCGCACAGACAGGCGCCAGAGACATCCCGGTCCGCAAGGCCGACGTAGACGCCATCACCGCCGCAATCCAAGTCCTCGGCGTCGCCGGCCTGGCCCTCGAGTCGAGCGGCAACCTCGAGGCGGTCAAGGATGCGCTGATCTCCGGGGGCTACACCGGCTCCCGAATCAACACCATCGCCAA